GGGGGGTATAGGAAAATGAATTTTTTTGTTTTTTTTTGTGATTGATGAAGAAAAGGCGATTAAAGCAGGCTCAAACGTGTATGGTAGCATCGTTGGAGCCCCCTTGTCTACCTTTTCGAGTCGATGACAAAGGGCAGTTGAGCACTCAGAACTGCTGAGCGGAGAGGAATTGCCAAGTCACTCTCTAGGGTGCAGATCAACGCTTATGCGGATCTAGCTGGATGATATGAACATAAATAAATGAACATAAGTAACATAATCCATGATGATACATATATATAGATACATCATTATCAAAATAAATACATATGGTGATTCATCGTGTAGTTAACATAAACACATTGTTGGTACAAACCTTAAGAAAACATGGGCATAAGTTAACAGGTAATAAATAAACAGTGAAAATTAACAAGTGTAAACATGGGCATAAGTTAACAAGTAAATAAACAGTGAAAATTAACAGGTATAGTCATTCTCTCTCTCTTACAGTACATTCATACTTAAATAAACAGTGAAAAACTTGGGGGGGAGGGGGGTGTGGGGTCACAGGTGAGCTAAACCAAGCCCAGACCATGGATGCTGAGGTCTGTCGCGTAGTCAAAGCTCGCCCTGGTCATGCCATAGACACCCCAATCAAGTGCTAGGCAGGATGCATCGTCCGAGTCCACCCACTGACCGAGTGTGTCAGTGAGATCAAACTCAAACATGCCTTCTGCCATGATGCACTCCTGTGTGGTCCAGACCATCTCGCCGTCAGGGATGGTGACAGCAATCCATTCTGGACACACTCCGCACTTGCCTGGGAGGTACCGTGGTCGCCAGCATGGGGCCCTGATCAGAGGGCCAGGATATGGCTCTCTACCTTCACCGTCCCAGGTGTCAATGGTGGACTCAAGGAGGCACATGGCCGCCGTCGTGTCCTCAACTGAGGTCTCAATGTTGGTCACTTCTCTGTCCATGGTCCGTGATGCTTCTCTGACTGACATGTATCTGGCCGTCTGCCAATTTTCAGACAGCCACTCAATCCGGGAAGCCTCCACAGGACAGAGCCAAGTCCAGTCATTCCAAAGATCCTCTGGTCTGGGGTGGGTGCTACCAAAGAGGTAACAGTCAGCAACTCTGCGGAGGCACATGGTAGCACTCTGTCGTCGGAAAATGAAGTCCTTGACAGGGAACTTGCCATAGAGTGCCAGCAGAATGCGGGTGGGGAGTTGGGAAGCATTGACCAAGTCCTGAGCATCAGTATCAGTCAGTGCCTCTTCCTCAGGGATTGCATGAGCAGGAAGTCCGAGTGTCTTTCCCGTCTCAACCCATTGCCACTTGAGGGCGAGGTCCAGGTCAATTGTTGCCAACCTGATCCAAGCCTTCATGAAGTTCTGGTAGTCCTGAGCACCTCGTGCCAAGATGAGAGCAGCGTGAACTGCCTCTCCTGTTGACACACCCTTGCCTTTCCACTGCATGAGTCCATTGAAACTCCTCTCATCAAGTCTGGGGTAAAAGTGTCCATTGCTGAACCAAAAACCCCTCTTCAGATAGGTCACTTGGGTGATAGGAACGAAGGTGTCTTCATCTCCGAACTTGTCACCAACTGTTGTGGCGATACCGAAAGCCTTGTACGCCTTCCTCGCAAGCTCTGTGTAGAACTTGAGAAGTCGACGCTCGTGCTTCTTGTCGGTCTCACCTTGTCTCTGACCCATGTCTGGGTATGTGGAGAGTTCCTTCAGCCAAGCTGGTCTCCCATGTAACGAGTCGTCACCATTGGCAACAAACACGACACCCTTGATCAGGACGTCAATGTCTGCAAGCCGCAATGTTGGCGAGTCAATCACAGTGGTGACCAGCTGATAGATCATGATGACCAGCTGAATGATGGTGTTGAACTCAGTGGTGTAGGGACCACCGCTCTTGTGTCCCTGCATCACTCCATAACGGGCGTCAATTCCCATATAGGAGTAGCACAGGTTCTCCAACAGTCCATGTGTCATGAGTTTGAAGTCATCCAACTCATCTCCAACCATGGTCGAAGCAGCCACCCTGTGGATAATCCTCAGGATGATGTCGAACATGACAGGAGACTGCGAGATGTCCCAACTCTTTCCGTCCAGTCCAAGTGCAGGGGCCATGTGTGGTCTACCCTCATGGTGTGTGGTGATATACCTGGCAAGATTTTCCCATTGTGTGGGGCAATCAATGCCAAGTGTGTGGAACAGGCCTGAGTCTGCGTACTGAGTGAAGAAATCACCCAGGTATTGCATTCCCAAGACCTGGTACAACATGTCACCAGGGTAGTAGAGTCTCAGCTTGCCTGCCTTGAGTTGATCACCAGTGAGCAACTCGTCCTTGACAGCCATGCCAGTGAGAATCTCTGGTTTCCTGCCTTGGTCAATGTCTTCTTTCAGCAACGTGTACCTGTCTAGGAAGTCGGGAGTGAATTGCTTCACCCCGTCAACCAAGTAGGTATGGTCACCTTTCTTGACCCTTGCTCCGTTGAGGAGAGAGGTACACCCAGCTGCTGAGTTGAGTGTCATGGGCTGTGTGTGGACTGAATTGCCATGTGAGGTCACTCGCTGTGACCCGTTCAATACTTCTTCCAACGTCATTACCTTGGGGGCGATGACATCAGAGAGCATGTTGACAATCTTGTCTTCTGTGATCTTCACAGCCAAACCATCAAGCTTGGTCTCCGATTGCTTCTGTACAAAAGCTTTCGGTGGGACCACACTTTCAGGAAAGGCTCTTTCAGACAGTTGGGATCGGGTGCTGGGAGCGCGGCCTGGTTCGTAAGAACCAGCGTTTTCCACAACACCGTACTCCACCATGTCGTACTTCTGGAACCTTGTGTTCAGCCATGAAGAAGGGGGTTTTCCGGAGGTCAAAGGTTTGTTTGACTCCCAGAAGATGGGGTTCTCTGGGCGTTCAGCAATGGGCAGGTCTGCAGTTTTCACTACAGGATCTGCCTGTGCGTCTCTGATCTCTCCTTTGGGGACAAAGGAGACTTCTTCAACCCAGGGAATCTCCTTTTCAGTTGGGATCCGTCCGGCTCCCAACTCCACTGTGTAGGCCTCAAACTGTCTGATGATGTCAGAGGAAACAAGAATCACATTGCTGTGACTGTCATTCCCAGAGTTCATGATGCCAATGATGCGAGCGTCCCGTCCTTGTATGGTGGTAAAGACAGGGCACCCACACATGCCATCCTCAATGGTGAAGTTGAGTTGAAAGCATTTCTGCCATCTTCCTCTCATGCCTTGGGGTCCTTCGGGATCGAAATCCCACTTGACCCATTGGGCCACATGCTTTGCCGGTGATCTCACCACGTGGGTCTGGTTTGACCCCCATGAAGAGAGCACAGCCGCAGCAGGTCCATCAGGCAATGTGATGAGGCTGTCCTGAGAGATGAACATGTTGGTGATGTTTCTGAAAGCAGGGATTGTGGATCCCAGATAGACGAGACACAGGTCTTGCAACCCATTCTCATCCTCTGCAATGGTGTACGTGTCTGGGGTGACAAGCACATCAAAGGTCCTCTCCACGCCTTGGATGGTCCTGGTCAGTGTATGAGCGAAACCAACCTTGAGCGCATGTGCGGGGACAATGCCAATTCTTCCTGTACACAGGATCTTGACCTTGTACCCACCAATGCACCTCCAGTCAGCCAGGTTCTTGTGGATGATCCCTGTCTTGTCGTCGAGTCCTTGGGGGGACACTCCACGAGCGGTCATGGGAGCTGTGTTGTTCACTCTGGGTAGAGGGATCACTCTTCTCTGTGGTCCAGCACTTTCGTACCTTCCCTTTGGGGCATTGCGTACCATGCGCATGGCTTTGACGGCCACGTACGTGATAGCAGCTACTCCGAGAGAGATTCCAAATCCCTTCCAGAACAGCGTGTGCTTGGCAAGTTCATCAAGGGCTGTCACAAGTCTGTCAATGGTTGCCGATTTGTACGGGAGGTACTCCTCGGCTTTGGTGCCTGTGATGGCCTCAATGACACACAAGAGCATGCCTTTGTCCTCTCCAGCATCTCTGACAGCTTCCCTCACACTCCTTGTGCTAGGCAGACTGAACCTGATGGTTCCGTCTGGTTGCTGTGGAAGTGCTATGATGCCAGTGATGTTGTACTTTGAGAAGAACCTGATGGTGTTGATGAGGATGTAGTCCTCGTTGACATTCAGGTCCTCAATCTCCTCCTTGGCTCTTTCTGCGTCCTTGGGTGTGATGATGTAAGTCTCCCTTTTCTCCTTTGCAAGAGTGGTGAACTTGAGGGGTATCTGGGTCTCACATGCATATCTGTCCTCGGCTTCTTCAACCTGAAGGTCAGACATGGATGCCTGGATGGCAATGTGTGTGTCCCATTTGGTCTTGTAGCACTCAATGATGAAGTCCAAGACCTCCTGGTCTGTGTAGTACTTGAGAGTACTGTCTGGGTTGGTCTCCTTGGTCCAGGTCTGTCCTGTCCAGCACATTCGGACCCATTTTCCTTGGCTTACACCTCGGAAGCATGCGTCCTTGAATCTTCTGTAGATGGCTTCTGAGTCCATCACCCATGTTTGTGGGATTTCCAGAATGTTGTTTGTGCTGACATAGAACCGGACCTGGGATTGTCTTCCTTTGTCCTCCAGGTTGGCTTGGGGAGTCTCAATTGAACTGCTGGAGATCAGCTGAACAAGGGTGGAAACTCCTTTTCCTTCGGGGTCCTGGAAAACGTCATCAAGTTGCACAACAGGTTGCCCTGTGTAGCCGTTCCAGTGGTCTTGTGTCAGAGAGAGGTTGTAGATGTTCCCTGTCGCCTTCGTGAGAAAACGAGAGAGTCCGTCCACAATTCTGTTGGATGCTACTGTCTTTCCGATTCCAGGGGGGCCGATGAGGTTGACCCAGACTGCTTCAAATCCGAGTTTTCTTCCAGCATTGATGGAGGGAGTGGCAATGGCAATGAACTTTTTACAGCTCTCTACCAGTTGCATGATCTCTCCAGGTTGCTTCTTGATCTTGTATCCCAGCTGCACAACAAGTGCTGCGAACTGGTGGTTGTCATCAAGGTTGTCATAACTCATGGCAGACAAGGCTCTGGTGCCTAGTGCTGTCACAGTCTGGATGCTCAGAATGTTGTCAGGGCTTTGCTCAATGAGGTCCCTCAGAGCTCTGCGTGCTTCTCCTTCTTCATCTGCTAGAAGTCCTAGCCACTTGCCGAAAGTTTTGAGGGCTTCCAGCAAGTAACCAACACCTCTGATGGCGTTTCCAAGCAGTCCAGCAGCTCTGACCAACTCCCATAGTCGTGTGACCATGTGAGATGAGATGCTCATGAACCCACCAGCCATTCCAATGGCAGCTTGAATCCATGTGGGTCCGGCACAGGTGCCTTTTCCTCTTGGGGTGTCTTCACTGGCCATGTCCTTGAGTTCAACGTCCTTGTCGTCTTCTTCACCGGATATCTTGTCAATGATGGCCATCACCACTGAGGTGACTGAATCCAAGGCTGTGGAGCCAAGGGTGCTAGCCAACTCAGCGCTTGTTGCCAAAATCATGTCGGATGCCATCAAAAGAATGATGGGAATCCACTGGGCCAGGCTTTCGGCCTGGACCATCTGGGTGAGATATCCAATGAACTTCAGAGAAAGAGCAGCCATGAAATTTTTGGAGAACGAGGCAAAATTTTGCTTCTTCGGCAGATAATCTTGAACTACCGTTTTGCTCCGTTCCTTCAATTCCGTGAAAGCTCCAGCTCCGAGAGCAGCTCCAATTTTGTTGAAGACGCCGTCAAAGAAACCCTTGGGGACATCCTCAGAGTTGAGCATGTCCTTGAAGATCTCAGTGTAGACATCAGATCTGTTGAACTGGTAGCAGACACCGTCATCATGGATACAATCATCCGCTTCATCAGCATCTTCCGCCTCACTGTCATCATCATCACAGGATTTGCATCCTGCTCCGTCAGTGGGGACAAGAACATGCCCTTCAGCAGACATGACCATCCTGTAATGAGTGTGGGTTGTCTTGGGCTGTTGTTGGGTGTCAGGTTTGGGGTTGTCACAGAGACCTTTGGGGGTCACAGTGGCGTCAGACTTTTCAAACATACCAGCGAATGGCAGCCTGAAGGTCCTCTTGGGGGGCTCAGGGGCTTGCATGACAATCATCTTGGCTGTGAAACCAATGGGGCTGTCAAATGGCACCGGCAGCGGCTGCTGCAGGTACAAGTCATCAGCACCAGAGATGTAGAAGTCAAAGTACTGTCCCTTCTTCCATGTGCCTGTGTAGGCGCAGGTGATCAGGACAGAAACTGTCTCGTCAGAGGTTGCATCCCTGAAGATGGCTGGCACGTTGTAGGTGTAGTTGAACCCAAGTCGCAAGGACCTGTGCTCACTGCAGTTGAAGGACTGAAACCTTTGTGCCAGGAGTTGGCCGTTGACCCTGTCATAGACCGAACGACTCCATGTCATGGATCCTGGGGTGTTGACTGTCATGTTGGACACCATCGTCACATTTACACCACCCGAAAGAATCAGGTACTGCACAGAGCATGGAAGAGACCGTAGGGCGTCTCCCAAGTCAATTGTGAAAATGATGTGGTTGTTGAGTTCCACTTCTTCACTCCAGTTTGCTGTAGTGAGGTAGACAGGTACCTTCCCCCAATTGACAATGTTGGTGCCATTGGCGGGGTGGTATGTCGCTTTCTCCACTTCACTGACCTGGTTGAGAGGTACAGATTCAGCAGGTTCAGCAACATTGTCCTGAGGCAAAGAGCGCACACTGTCAACTGGGGTAGAAACCTCAGCATCAGGTGTTTGTTTTGTTACCTCATCAGACTTGGCTGTCTTGTTGGTCTTGGTCTCAGTCTCATCCTTTGGGGGTGTGACTGGTTTGGGTGACTCACTTTTGTCCTCCTTTCCTTTGGGTCTGTGGTCAGATCCAGAGGAGGTGGGGGGTGGGCTGTTGACAATTTCAGGGTGTTGGGCCACAGATGTCCAGTCAGGTCCAGCAATGAACTTGACGTTCTGTCCATACTTGGCATAGACATTCACGTCGAGTCCAGTGGTGGATGTGTTGTTGACAACGTTGAGTTGAGCTTTCACCCGAACTCGCAGTTTCATCCATCTTCTGTCAACGTTGGTGACAGACCTGTAGTCAGTGGCATAGGCCCAGGGAAGTGTGACTTCCTTGGTGTTTTCATCACTGATGTCAAAGACTTCCTGTAGTCCGTAGTTGGGTCCAGTTTCATCATAGTCCGTGGGCACAATGTCGATGGCCAATTGTCCCTTTTGAAAGGGAGTCTTGATCACCTCCAGGTTGAAGGTCACGTCACCATGGAACAGGGGCATTCTGAAGGGGTTACCTGCAGCTTTTCCGTAGTCCATGATTTCCTCATAGAGCACTTTGTCCACAACGTCCTTCACCGTCCACTCAAACTGAGCATGCAGCACCTGGAGTTGCCCCAGGTGGATGCAGTCAGTCTGTGCGTCAGTGTTGTCACATTGAGACAGCTCTGCGTCTGGGGGACAAGCCTCATGAGAAGTGAGGCCAATCCTTGTGGTGGGCAGAGATGTGTCTACAAGAGACCATTCATCTTGGGTTGGGTCACGTGGGCGATGCAGGAATCCGAGAACTCCTGCAGTTTCCACAGCCTTGGCGGCACCATCAATGAGATCAGAGACCCCATCAAGGATACCTTTGGGTTGCATCTTCTTTCTCCTGAGAGCCTCTTCGAGAAGAGCCAAATCAGTATCAAGGAGATCCTCCATCAGGGTTGCATCAGATGTTGGGATGGGAACACGCATAGACACCTCCTCAAAGGCGAGATATGCATGTCCCACAACCTTGTCCGTGGCGACTGCGGACCTCAACTTGTTGAAGACCACAATCTCAAAGCGCCCAACACTAGGGTTAGCGATGGGCACTCTGTCCGTGTAGCGGGCGATGTTGACATACACTCCAGTGAGGTCCACACTGCTAGATTCTTGGGGCAGGAGGTAAGCATGGGGATACTTGACCACCTGTTTCCAGTCCCAGGCAATGTGTTCAGCACCGTGTGGAATGTATACCACCACGATCTTGCCGGCAGTTCCGGGTGTTCCGTTCAGCACTACTTTGATCTTAGGGGTGAGCCTAATGTTTCTGTAGTACTGTTCGTTGCACTTGAATGGCTTTTGAGCCGAGAACATGCCTGCAGTGTCCAGTGTGAAGATTGTTGTTCCAGGATCAGATGTGCTGAGCCATGGAAATGAACCGGCCTCCACGTACCGGGTTGTTTGTGTTGTGATGTCCGCGTCGGGGAAACCCACGACACCTGCAGCTCGAGAGTTGCATTGTGTGCGTCCCGTGTCTGGAGCAACTTGGTTGCTCTGGCGGATGGTCACAGGACCTCTGACGTCAGCAGATGCTTGGGCTGGTACCAATAAATTGGCAGCAGCTTCTTTCTTCTGAGTCCGTTGATCACCTCCCATCTTGTCAAGTCCTGTTTGTCTTTTGCTTTTGCTTCCAGTGGTTTTGGTTTCTTGTAACGGTTTTTTGTTGGTTGTATTGCTCATGGTTTGTTCAAGTGAAAATTATGATGATATGAGGTAATTCATGTCTCATATCGATGTTAAATACTATCATGTGTCCGTTCTCGAATCCATTAAGAAATCCAGCGTTCCGTGAGTTTTACCTATAATAGAGTTACCAAGTCTATTACGTAAAGTAAGTAAGCAGCACCAGTTGATATCGATTTCCTATAATCATAGATATCCCTTTGATACTTAAATACTCCAGTATACTAGGTGTATAGAGGCCGTTTTAAAAGCATATACTTTAAGCTATTCTTGCACCTAATACCCTTTATTCGTGAAACCACACTCACACATTCTTGTTTGCCATACCTTCGAGAAGTTAACATTCAAATAAATTTGTGATAAAGTGATAAGTAAAGTTGTAATGAAAAGATAAGATTGATGATACAACATATACGAGTTTTGTAGTAAGAAAAGAAGAGGACCGTTGCGATCCAAATCCTTTAATAAATACAAAGTCGTATATGAGGTTAAAATAGAGCATGGGGGAAAGTGTTCCCC